CCTGCAAAAGCAGTGTCAAATGCTTGGGCAACGGTTCCAACTTTTTTAGGTCCAACAATCTTAGGGCCAACTGCTAGACGATTTCTAATTTTACCATCCGAATCCATTGTGTTGTACTTGTTGATGCTGGATTCGGGCTTTGACTTTTTTTCAGCATCCTTAACAGCAGGAGCAGCAGCACTAGCAGCTACACCAGCAGCTGCGGCTCCAGCCATAGCTCTTCTAGCTACATTTAAAGCATCAGCTCCGCCAGTCATTCTAGATGCTTTTGGTTTTACGCCAGAGCCAGGAGCAGCCTGAGCAGCAAGTCTTTGGGTTCTAGCATCACCACCAGGGCCTGTAGCTCTGAACGGCATTCCAGCGTCTGTAGGAGTGCGTCTAGGAGCTGTTGGTGTAGAGGCTACTGGGGATCTTCCTGCAGGCAATGCGGGTCTAGAAATAGCAGTATCAATTTTCTTTTTGAACTGCATTGTTGCATATTTACCAGGAAGTTCAGTGGTAGCTGCTGGTCTTGCAGATCTTGCACTTCTAATTGATGATGAAGCTGCAGCTCCTCTTACAATAGATTCTGGTTTTCTGCCAAGTGCCGTTCCAGCGGCAAGACCAGCTTTTGATCTACCTGCAGAACTTAAAGCATTAATGACACCTCTAACTGCCATCGAACCTACACCTTCAGTTAGATATTCTGAAATATCTACATCAAGTGCTTCTGATAATTCAAATAAGAAATCTTGAACAAGATTTGTTGAGAGTAGATCTTCAGCAAAAGTTTTTGCCTCTTCAAGATCTTCAATGCAATATTGAAGTAACAAACTGGTTAAATCTTCGGAAAGATTATACTCAGTATTATATACTTCGTTATAAGCTTCTAGTAAGTTCATCCCGCTATAAAACGCTTTTTTTTATTTATAAAAAAAGAGGGGGACTAGCCCCTCAAGCAATAAGTTGAACAAACTCGTTAAGAACTTTCTTATTCAGTTTTTTAGAACTCATATATTTTTTGAAAGCATTGCGAATTTCAACTTTCGATGCATTGTCACTAACTTTAAATTCAACATCATTAGATAGAGAATTAGAAGAAATTCCAAAATAAACGTGGTAACCTTTAGTACGAATAGAGAAGGTTTTTTGCTTTTTCCAATCTGCTTGAAGTTTATCAAATTCAGATTGGTTGTGGCGGTGATAGCGTCGCATGAATGATTGCGCTTCACCAGAAGCAAGAAGACGCATACCGATAAAACTCACATCTGGATAATGATTGCGAAGATAGCGAATAAGCATATCCGTAAACTGAGTGTAAGTATCAAGTTCTTCATCTCCAGCATAAACATTACCAGTTTTACGATCACGAAGGAAACACTTGTTGGGATGGAATTGACGAATCCCCATATAGGGTTCTTCTTTGCGAGTAACAGAAACACAGTAGTTCAAAGGACAAGCTTCTCCATCAGTGAGAATAAGTGTGTGAACTTTTTGAACTTTATTTTGTTTTTGAAACTCAGGAATAATTTGATTAAGAGCAATCAAAGATTCGTTTAAAGGAGTTCCAGAAAGACACAAACGACTAGGAACAGCATAAGTATTATTCCAATAACGATTACCAAGCTGTCGAACAACACGAAAGATAGCAAGCATTTGAGTATCCAGTTCCAAATTTTTAGTCTTGCTAGTAAACAAATTCATCAAGGCAAAATCTGGTTGAATAAAAAGATTACCTTCTTTCTTTTCATGATGTGGTTTGGGAACTACAGGACGAGAAAACTCATCATAAGTTACACAACGCCATTCGTTTGTGAAGGCATAAACCTCAAAAGGAATAGAAACTTTTTTACAGAACCAAATCAAATTGTAAAGTTGCTTGATTGTATCTTCAAGAACTTTGTCCATCGAACCAGACCAATCGAGAATAAAGATCAGTCCATGACTTTTGCCATCAGCAAGCGTAGTAACTTTTTTGAAAAGATCTTCATTAAATTTGTAGGTGTGAAGCTTGGTACAATCAAGAACACCAGTGCGAGCAGTAGAAGCACGAGCATAAGAATCTGCTGCCTTGCGACACTCAAACTCTTTGACCAGATAGTTAACTTCTTTCTGTGCAGACTTTTTAAATTCTACATAATCCCGATCAACAAACTTAAATGCGTCTTGGAATTTAGTATATCCGTTTTCAATAAATTGTTCTTCTTGCTTTTTCCAATGTTTCTGAAGTACATCATGAACATCTTGATTTGGTGCAATGATAGTTTTAAGATCAAGAGTAGGAAGTTCGGTATAAACATTTTCATCTGCCCAAGTGCTGTTGTTGGTGAGTTCTTCAATAGCCTCACGAAGACGTTGATCAGTTTTGATTTCTGGTGCATTATGCTCACCACCAACGTCACTGGCTTGAGTTTCTTTTACTTTATCAGAAGATTCTGAATCTTTGATTTCGCTTTTGTTTTCAGACTCACCCTTTTCTTCGGATTCAACAAGTTCAATCTGCTGCTGCTGATCACCAGCTTCTTCACCCTTCTCAGTCAAAGAAATAGAAGTTTCAATATCCTCTTCATTTTCCATTTGGAAAAGCTTGTACATTTCTTCTGCTGCAACAAGAACATCAGCAAAAGTTTCACAGGTCTCAATAAGATTAAGCAAGTTTTTTTCACGTTCGATAAAATTTACATCAATAAAATTACCCACTTTGAAGTGAAGGTTTACACGGTCAGGCAAACTATAAGTATTATGATCTTCTTCCCCAATACCAAAAAAATCCTCAGACTGAAGTTCTTTGTAACCATTAAACATAGTCTTAGAAAGACCACCATAACGGCGCTTCATCAGTTTCTCGATGCGAGCATCTTCCACAATGTTCACATACGAAGGAGGAATCTTGGCAACCTTTGTCCAATCTTCATCTGGAGTGTACAAAGCGTGTCCAACCTCATGCGCCACCAGCATGTCGTATACGGCGTTAGAAGCCCGTTCCCAGAGCGGTAAGGTCAAAACACGAGTATGGACGTTAAAACACGCTGTAGAGACCTTCTTGTGCTCTACAATGAGGTCTTCAGTAGCGAGCAGACGAGCAAGCTGACCTTTGATTTCGTAGTTGACAGCCATGGAGATTTGTTTGAACTAAACCTATAATACGAAAAAGACCCACCTTTCGGTGAGCCCTTGTGACAGTTTTTCAACCGTCCTATTAAGTTTTTAGCTCGCGCCTTTGCTTGACGCATAGCTTGAGGTTTGAGATGGCGCTTCTGCTCCTTGCGAGAGTGATGTTGCCAGTTTGGAGTGTTAGTCATGTTGTCTCCAGTCTTCTGGTTTGTCTTGAGTAAACCATTCCACTATATCATCAACACTACCAAATCCAGAGATTCCTTTAGATTCGTGTCCAATCTCACCAATATCAAGTTGGTTCAAAAAATCATCCATATCTCCCTCCCGCATCTCTGGATTTGATGCCTTTCTACGTGCTTGTCTAAGAATCGTTGCTGCACTTCTATTTGATTTTGCTAACTTCTCTGCCCAGATCATGTCTTCTAAACTTACCTCTTCGTCTTCAACGATTTTATTACAAATTGCTTCTAAACGAAGTCTGTATTGTGTAGACAGCATATAGGAATACTATAATTTAAATTATTTAGACTAGGCGGCTAAAGCCTTTTACTTTATCAAATTTTATTACGTTCGTAAATTTATCATGCAATTCTGCTTTGTGAGAAATAACAAAAATATTAGCATCTTTAATAACGTAACGAATAATTTTCAAGAACTCATCAGTACCAAATCCATCAAGAGAACTATCAAACACTTCATCCATAATTAATAGATTAGTGTTAACCGAGTTTTTAAGTCTGGCTACTTCTCTCCAAGTGAAAAGAAGAGCCAGATCTATTCTCATTTTTTCTCCTTCACTGAAAGAGGAATACGAAAAGTTTTCGTGAATTGGTGATTTAATTTTTTCATTGAATTCTTCATCAAGACTAAAATTAATGTAGAAGTCAAGCATCTGCAGATACTTATTAACCTGTTGATTAATTAGTGGCAGATAATGTTTAATGATCTTAGTCTTTACCCCACCGTCTTTAAGAAGAAGATAAATGAAGTCGTAGTAACTTAAGGAGTCTTTTTGTTTGGAAAGATTATTTTGAATCTCACCCAAAGATCTCTGATATGATTCTAACTTGTCATGTTCAATATTTTGATTTTCAAGTTGTTCGGTAGTCTTTTGAATTTCAGATTGTAATTCTCGAACTTGTTGTTGGTATCCAGAGATTTTAGTATTGTTGTGAGAAATTTCATGCGTTAAAGATGTTACCTCTTTAGAAAGGGCAATAAATAAACGCTCTCTTTCCTCTTCCTCTTTAATTGCTTTCTCCAGGTCTTCATAGCCTGTTCGCAACTCCTTCGCTTTATTTTGAGCGTTTGCAATTCTATCTAGGCGAAATCTTTCATCAATATCTTGAGTACAAGTTGGGCAAACCGTATTCTCTGTAAAAAACTTGTGCTCGTTTGTAATGATTGATACTTTTTGAGAAAGTTTCCCCTTTAAGTTTCCAAGCTTACGAAGCTTCTCTGTAGGATTAGAAAAGTTTTCCAGGTCTTGTGTTATAGAATTTAATTTTTCTTGAGTAATTTTATTATCAGCAACTGTAACTTCTTCCTGACTAAGAACATCGTTGATCTTGATCATCTTATCATCAATATCTTTTTGACCAAGTTCTTGAAGTTGTGTGATAAAAGATTGTTGCATGGAAATTTTTTCTTCCATGGAATCTTCTTTAAGTTCTAAAATTTTAATTTGATCTTTAGTTGTTTTTAACTTAGTCTTAATAACATCATTCATCGATGAAAATATTTTGATGTCAAGAAGATCTTCAATAACTTCTCTACGCCCTGCAGCAGGAAGTTGCATAAAGGGTACAAAACTACTAGAACCCAGGACAACGATTTGAGTAAAGGACTTGTAGTTTAGTTTTAAAATATTCTGTTCTAAATGTTTCTGATCGTCTTTAGAGTCTGCATTCTGAGGAAGCTTTTCAGTGTTTTTATAAATTTCAAATACCGTTGGCTTCATGCCTCTAACAACTTTATATTCATTGTTAGCGATATTAAATTCAATCTCTACTAAGCAATCCTTATCATTTTGAGAATTGATTAGCTGCGGTTTATTAATCTTTCGGAATGGTTTATTAAAAAGACCAAATGTTAAAGCATCAAGAACCGTAGATTTACCAGCACCATTTGTACCAATAATCAACGTGTTTTCAAATTCATTTAACTTAATCTCAGTCCAATGATTGCCTGTGCTGAGAAAGTTTTTCCATTTAATCGTCTTGAATGTAATCATGATAATCAGGGGGAATCAATAAATCGTCAGAGTCAATAATCAAATAAGTGTAATTGTTTGCTTCGCAAATTTTTATAGTCTTCTTCTCTTCTACTTCGATGACTTCCAACTCTGGATAATCATTTGCTTCTAAAAGACCAACATATCTTTCGGCATCATCTTCATCAGAAAATAAATAAAGAACTTTTTGCCCGAATTCATTTTCCACTGCATAGAGACCTTCACTAACATTGTCTTTTAAAGCTATGACATACATTATCCTACCTCACATGCTTCTCTATAAATTTCCTCTATGTGGTGCATTATTGTTTTTTTGTTTAGAGAGATATCAGAATCCTCAACATATTTGTTTAGAATTGAAATAGTATCTTCAATTTGAGTAAGGTCTACATCATCAACATCGTTGACTGAAAAATTTTCAATTACTTTAACTTCGTGACAATCAGACGCAAGCAACTTATCAAGAAAATGATTGTATTTGGCTTGATTTGTTTTCTTGTCAACAATTAACTTAACATATTTATTTGCACATTCTCTGAAGTCATACAGCTGATGATTTGTATCGCTGTAATTAATCTTCTTGAAAAGTTCAAATGGATTATTGATTGTAGTTAACTTTAAAGTTTCAGTATCAAAGATGTGAAATCCTCGATTGTCATCACAATCATTCCAATACATTTGATAGGGATTTCCCAGGTAAAAGATTTTTCCGTTATTAGATCTTGTATGATAGTGCCCAGAAAAAACTCTTTTAAATTTAGAGAAGATTTGAGGATCTAGCCCAGTGTCTTGAACCATTCCACGATACATGGAAAACCCACTTAACTCTAAATGTCCCATCGCTACTTTTGCTTTGGTACTCTCAATCATTCTCATTGTGAGACTTTCATTTTCTTCGTTAATCCAAGGAATAAAAAGAATTTGAAGATCACCAACTACAAGTTCAGTTGGTTCATGAATCTTAGTTACGTTATCATATTTGTTTAGAAGAATATCTGCTGTATTGAATTGATTGGTATTTTTATAATAAGCGGTATGATTACCAATGACAGTCCAGACATGAACTTTCATCTTTTCCAATCTATCGTAATAATTTTTCTTTGCCCAATCAAGGCTCCATAAATCAATTACTTTACGACTATCAAAAGTATCTCCAAGATCAAAAACCATAGAGATGTTTTCTTTTTCTAGTGTTGGAAAAAACACTTCATTGTAAAATTTTTGGAAGTAATCATGGTAAATTTTACTTCCTTTTTTAACGCCAAAATGCTGATCTGTAATAATAGCTACTTTCATCAGTTATACGTCATTTTTTGATGGACATTACTTTTAATAGTATTGTAATCAGAATCACTAGAGTCTAAAATATTTCCATCAGAAACAAACACTTCGTCAAATCCAGATTGCTCTAAAATTTTAGTTTTAATATCTAGCTGACGCTTTTCTTTTTCAATTCTACGAAGGAATGCATAGTAAATAATTTGAGTAAAGTATGCGAAGGGATTGCCACGATTGATATCAAAGTTATCAATATACTGAACACAGTTTTCTACACCATCACATATCATGTCTTCACGGAACATGTAGTTGACAAAATTTGGTTTGTATGATAGGTGTGTTGCAATCTTGAGGAAACACTCACCAATGTATCTTGGGATACGTGGTCTTGGGTCACCTCGATCCTTTGCCTTATTGACTGATGTTTTGAAGTCAGTCAGTGCCTCAAGGAACTGTTTGTTATTGACGTAGTGTTCTGCATTAGCCCTTCGTTTAGCCATAATT